CTTGCCAACGGTAACATCATTAATTAATGCAGAACCATCTTCACTTTCTTGGTTAATAGTGAGGCGTTGTTGTTCATCTTTACCATCGCTATTTGGACCAGTAATAACAAATGTACGTTCTTGTGTATAGAATGATTGAATTAATTCTAATACTCTTTCTGCAATCATATTACGAGTTCTAAAAAGACTATCGATGGCAGCAGCTAGCTGTATCGCTGATTGATGAACTCTTGATTGGATTGCAAGACCACTTACCTCATTACTTTTTCCACCTTGGAAAGATTCACTTACACCACTAATCAACCTAATCAAATCTACGCCAGAAGTAACTAAATCTTTTAAACCTGTGGGTACCTGATTAGCTTCAATCTTTGTTGGAGGAGTTCTACCTGCTTTATATTCGAGAACAAGACCTGTCTGTGCTCCAACACTTTCCAGATCTTCTACATCCATATTTACAATAGAATTCTCTTCAACAAGCCAACCAGAGTTAGCTGTAGTATTGACTACATGCAATATCTGAGAATAAACCTTGTTAAGCATTTCCTGAGTCTTAATAAGATTATCTACAAGACCTACGGTAACACCTCTTCTAAAATAAGGGAAGTAGGGGACAATGGTAAAATGTTTGTAGGGAGACCAAGCATCATGAAGAACTACGTTTCCAGTGGAAACAGTCCATCTAACTCTCTTAGTTATTTTTTTAATAATTTCAAAAGATTTAGATTTAGCATATGCCTTCTTTTCTCTAGGTTTCATTGTATCTGGAACTGGATAAAGATCTCCAGTAGCAGGACTAAAGAAGAACTCTCTATTCTGTAATTTCCAATATTGTCTAGAGATTAGGCGGGCATGTGGTTCATCGCTATCATCCAAGTAATAGAAGGACATATTCTCTTGATCAGAGAACTTATTACGTGGTTGTTCAAGACCATCACTACCAAAATCAGGTTCTTTTTCTAATTGACTTTGTAATTGTCTCCACTTACCAAGACCATAAGTTTCCTTAATATCATCAAAGGACATCCAAGAGGTAACCATTACGTCTGCCCAATCATCGGGATCGTACGACTTGGCATCAGGATCTGGAATAACATCAAGTGGATCTAATACTTGAATATCTATATCTCCATAGACATTCTCGTTAAAATTCATTTTGATTTCAAAGAAACCACGCTGTTGAATAAGACCATCAGCAAATACTTGGCTTTCTTTCCAAGGATACTTATTTTGATCTGTAAGAAACATGGAGAGCTTAGTAAGCACATCGCTCACATCTTGATCATCTACTTCTCTTGGCCTAAATGCAATATCCATTCTACTTTGAGTCTGGTAACCAAGGACGGTATTCACTGTAGAGAAGATAATGTTCTCTTCGAGATATGGTCTACCCATTTCATCAAGAGCTTCTTTATCTTCATCAGACCATTGTCTACCACCACCTAAATAGAAATTCTCACAAAGTTTAGCTTGTTCTTGGTAGTTAGCGTGTCCACGAGTAATTGCAGATTGGTATCGCATCCACTGTTTTTCAGCTAACTCTCTTTCTTTTAATATATTCGCCATTGTTACGCGATTCTCCAATTCTTAGTTCTAATTGCTGTGGATACGCTTTTATATCCGTCATTATATGATTTAGTACGAGGTATAGTTATTCCTACGGCAAGCGTTCTAAACGCATCTGCAGGGTCACTGGCCCAATCATGGACTGGTTCATCTTTAAAGATTTGACCTTTATCATCCCATTTCTTTCTGTAGTTACGTAGACCATCTAAGCCAACCATACATTTCGATTTATCAAAATTACATCTAGGCAAGATCATACGAACTGCATTTATACCTTCTGCTTTAGATAACTTCTGAATGGCATTAATGCGAGTACCTCTAAACAGTTCTTCTGCTACTTCCATTCTAGTACGACCAGTGCCCCATTCAGAATGACCAATATCCCAAGGGAAATTGATAGAACGATAGACGTACGGTTTATTTTGAAGGATTTTAGCATAGTGATCTACTCCCTTATTATTAGAAGTATAGTAATCAATTACATTAATTTCTTTATTTATAATTTGAGTAAACCAAATGCAAGTGTAGTCGCCAGTACCAATATCCCACCAAGTTTCTACAGGAACTGAAGGATCAAAGGGTACATTACCTATTCGTCCTTCCTTTTCTAAGTCTTCAATATAAGCAAGATAATAAAAGCCATTGGAGTTAGCAGTCCAGTTATTAAAATATTCTTGCTGAATTAATTCTTCTGACATTCCTGACTGTCTTTCTTCTTCAATTACATCATCCTTAATATATCTTTCTCCGTTCTCATCCAAGGTCTCCATTACATTATAATTCTGTACAAACCAATTTGGATTACGAAGAGCTAAATTATACATCTCATAAAAATGGTTTTTACCATTTACAGAGGAATTGAAAGCTGCCCACCCACCATTCTCAGAGAGGATAGGTCTAATAATATTCCAGGCTTTTGGGTTCTGGAAAGCAAATTCTGAGAATACACAACCAACTGGATTGGAACCACGTACTTTATCAAATTTATCTGTACCCAGTATCTGAATGATGGAACCAGTGGTCAACTCCAACTTCATGTCTGTACTATTCTTAGATTGAAGAAGGGAAGGAGGTATGTGGTCTAGAAACTTAAATCCAGAACCATCCATACCGTCCCAAATAACCCGTCTTCCTTGAGCATATTCAGGAAAGAAATAATAATATACCCCACGCCGCTTGAGAGCCTCTCTAACGATCAAATTAAACATAGTCTTATCTTTACCTGCCCTACGATGGTAGATCGCTAGCATGCGCTTAAAACCAGCATCTCGTGCTGCCAATAGCTCCTTCTGATAAGAACGAGGAGTAAATTTATAGGGTATAGTTATTACACTCATAATTTCCTGTTAATTGATTTTCCTTTATGCCGCCATTCAATCTCTGAATAACCAGCTTCTTTTAGTTGTTTAAAAAGATCTCTTTGATTGGAGAGGGAGATCTCTGTGTTTAAGCCTTGTATTCTTACTTTTCCATTATCTGAAAAAAGAAGAACAAAAGAACCAGAATAAGGTTGATGCTCATCTTGTAAAGGGATTGAGGTATCCACTTTATCTGGGTATACTCTGCATACTGCTGCTATTGGATCTATTCGTAGGTTACTTACTTTCTTCATTACAATCCATATAAAGGAGGATAGCGTAGTTATTTAGGAGAACTTCGCTATCATCTATTTCTAGTGGTTTACTTTTTAGCAGGCAAACCAATTTTGTCTGTGGTTGCAGTGGTAAGGTAAACATTTGACACGAGAGCAAGAATGGTAGCAATACCATAAGCAATAGCGTTCGTTTGAGACTCATCGATTGGAAAACCTGCAAACTGTGCTCCAACTCCAATAATAATAACTAAAGCGTTCATTGAGTTCTGAACATTTTTCCATCTAGCAGGATCTTTTAATGATTCACCTGCACGAAGTGCATTACCTGCTGCAAACATTTTTTCTAATAAATTCATATTATTCCTATGTATATCTAGTACCGCGTATACCAATTGTAAAATCAACTAAAGTTGAAAAATTATCATTTAATTTTGCAATAATTGATTGTTCTGCATCTAAAGGAAAAACTTTTCCATACTCATTGACAATATCAAAATCTATAATAAGTGTTTGACTTAGACCAGCAAAAGATGTTAAGGATACGTGTGGAGTTAAACCATACCATTCATAATTTCTCTTTATAGGCCTTAGATTAGTAGAGAGAAGTGGTACTTCTACATTACCCCCTTGAGGGCCTAATCCAGCATAAATTTTAATACCATTAGTAAGACCACCAGCTATAGCTCCAAAATCTGTTTGAGTAAAGTTAGCATTATCACTAATAGTTATAATTAAGTTATAAATATCTAGTCTAGTAGATGTTTTATAATAAGCGTTTGTTGGTGCTCCTGAAAAATCAGAGGCTAATGAAATAGCACCTAGTCCATTACCAGTAGTTGTTAAAAAATATTGATAAGGAAGGCCGGCAGTAGGTGGAATTACACAGACTGAACCTTCATTATCACATCTTCCTTGTCTATTATCTCCAAGACTTTCCTTACTCATGGATAGGATCATTCCACTCATATATTATCCTATTTTAAATAAACCCTTACTATTAAGGTAGTAGGCTATTGATAGCAATACTAATCCAGTAAATTGTAAAAGTTTAGAAACGAAATGTTTGCCAACCTGTTGATAAAGTTTTTCCTCCATTTTTGCTAATGCTTTCTCTGCAGCCTTTTCTGCAATTTGTTCACCAATATCCTCAATAATTTGCTCTATTTGAGCTGGGGTTAATGGCGGATTTTGTCTTCGTTCTGTTCGTTCCGTCATATGTTATCAATAGGTATAACTAGTGTTTTATCAAAAATTTCTACACGACCGTTAGCTCGAGTAATGGTTACATGATTGGTAATAGAGAAAGATGTGGCTGAGGAAGGGACTGCAGTTACCTTAGCAACTGTAGTTATTCCATTTAGAATGGCAGTATTGGAGATTGTAACTCCAGTATCGCCAGACCAGGTGGAAGTAGTGATTACATCTCCTGCCTTTAAACGAGAGAGAAGCGGTTTGCATTTCCACTTAACTGTGCCGTCAGTGGTGCTAGCTCCTTCCTCTGTAGAGAATGTTGGCGGAGTGGAAGCACTAATTCCGCCAGAAATACATTCATACATACAGCCATTATCGGTTACCGGAATTACAACATCTACACCCTTCACATAAGCCTTATCACTTTGACGGGTAGCAGGTCGATAACTCAAATAATAATCTTTCTCTGAATTAGGATCGTGTAGATCGGTATCAGGCCAATATATTTTGCCTGAGTCTTCAGAATAGATAATAGTCATGATTATTGAATAGTCAGGAGGCCAGCAGAACCATCGAAGTCCAAGGTAAATGTTTCACCATTAGCCATTGTGACACTTGATCCATAATCTGCCCAACCAATCAATTCATCATTGGTTGCAGTGTTATTATAGACAACAACATAACGGAAAGGACCTACAGCGCCGGTAGCCGTCAATACCAAATCGTTGACAACAAGTTTATAGAGACCACTTGTTTGAGAAGAGGAGGAGGTTGTCAAGTTACGAGACGACAAGTTTGTATATGCAATCTCAGTTAAGTTAGCCAGAATAGTGTTAGTGGCTACTGGTGCTGAGTTTGTAAGGGCTACCGTCAATTGATCAGAGCCAAGATTATGTACTTTCTCTGCAAGAGCCTCTACAAAAGAATCAAATTTATTAAATGTTGCCATTTTATTCCTTAATTAATGAATAAGTTATTATTAGAAGATAAATCAAATATATTTACATTTGATCCATCAATTTGTATATTTGGAGTATCGTCTATGATATGAATATATTCAAACGGCTGTAATATGAAAAGCCTTACATCATTTGTATATTCAAAATTTGAAGTTGGAAGAAGAGGAGATGTAGTAATTAAGTAATTAGCTACATTTAATGAGAAAATACGATCATAATCTAACGAAAGGAGATAATTTAATAAGAATGAACTTGAACTTATAGTTAAGTTACTCTTTTTTAATAGATCTATTAGATTGTAATTTAGAGAGAAAGTTCCATTAGTGGTAGTTAGCAGTTTACCAGATAAGGTTCCAAAATCATTATATGTTAACGTAATAGCATTGGTATCAATTATTTGCGTGATAATCCTATTCAGATTAATTGGATTATGGGTAAGCGAATAACTTGTTAACAAGGTTATCAATCTTTGTGCAGATAGGCTAATTGGTTGATTGGTAACAGCATAGTTACCAAAGAACGTCATATAACGATTGTAGTTAAAGAGAATAGGATTAGTAGTTAAAGTATAGTTGCCTGTAGTGATAGCATGGTAACTTTGTTTACTAGGATAAAAAGTCCAACTTAAGTTGAGAGAAGTACTTCCTATTTGCAATTTATTTGTTTGCCTCATGGTTACATCTAGTAAGGATGTAGAGAAGGAGGCAGTACCTATAGGGAAGAATGTAGAACTTCCAATTACAATAGGCTGATGAGTGAGCGTATAGGTTGCCGCACTAATTGCAAATGTTTTATTATAGAAAAGTGAATTATATTGGGCTGTTACCGTGCTAGCATTAACATCAATTGCAAGAGCATAGTTTCTAGAAAAGGCTAGGTCGCTATTGGTAAGCGTATAACTTGCAGAATCGATAACATGAGTTTTTCCATAGTTTAAAATAAGATCGCCAACAATCACCGAAGATGTATAGGAGGTCACTGGCAATATACTTAATTTACTCATATTAATATCTTTATGAGTATCTATATATTCAGTAGGCAGATCAATCGGCAGTACTGGTCCTTTATTTAAACCGATATTACTCGCAGTAATGGAATAGCTAACATTATGTATTATGAATGGAGTATCGTTATTTAAATAAAGATTTAAAGTATAAATTGCTGGTGTTATACTTAATTTTAAACTTCTATTAAATAGGATTGGATTATTGGTTAGCGTATAGCTAGCCTGTGATATATTATTGTAATAAGAAGATCGTAAAAATGATATTCCACCAGAGGATAGAGTGAAGGTAGCCGTACCAAAGACAACACCTGGAGGTGGATCTATATTAAAATCCACCAAGTTAAAAGAAGGTGCTGAATAACCCGCTCCTGTAAAATCAAAGTCTACGACTGTATACGAAGGAGGTAAGTAGGCCATTGATTATCCTGGAGTTAGTTTATCCCATATTTGAGCGTTATATCCGTTTGGGTGATCTGTAATTGCAACAACAAAGTATTTAGAAGCATCTGCTGAATCTAAGAAATCAACAGTATAGACTCCATTAGCATCTGTTAAACATCTTTTAATAAGTTTACCTGTGTCTCTGTAATAAATGAAAACAGGAGAATTAGCTTGATTAACTCCAGCTACAGTAACAATACCAGTTAATGTTTTATTAAAAAGATGTCCTACTATGTCACTTGTATCTGAATAAGATTTCCAGATAGGTATGACTTTACTATTTACGCTAGTTAAATTAAGAAAGGATGCACTTATATGAGCCATTATTCTATCCTAAACCAACCTCTATAAGAGGATACGTAGCAGGTAACAAATACATATACTTCATTAGATCTAGATCCATCTAGACTAAGAGTGTCCCATTCATTCCATGAAGTAACTGGATGAGCATATGATATACAAGTTTTATCTATACCATAATGAGTACCTAGGCCGACATATACATCTCCCCATATAAGTTTTCCAGTACAAGGATCTGGATAACTTGTAAGTGTCCCGCTACTATGCCCTGTAGTATTATAAACATAATTAGACCAACGTCCAATTGATCTACTTGTACCTGTTCCATCATATGAACGAGGTGCATAGAAACCTGATTGTGCGCTAGTTGGTGCGGAGGTGAAAGCATAACTTACAGGAACCCCTCCAGAAGTTGTAGATCCTTCAATATAACAATTATAAGGATTAGATCCAGTATAGAGTGAGGTATAATCTCCAAAAAAATTAAGCATATATGTATTTCCATCATATCTAGATGCAAGTACTATATAATCAGAATCGATTATTGCAAACCACTCTCTAGGTGTAGCGGAGTTAGCTTTGTTTATATAAAGACCACCAGATTGCTGTACATCCGTAGGAAAAAGACCAGTGCCAGTATCCACGTCAGACATTGTTTCATATCCACGAAAACGAGCTGAAATAGTACCTGTATCATCAATACGCATATAGAGTTGAGAACCGGAGGCTGGACGATAGACAGCCTTATTAGTGCCACTAAAAGATTTAGTCCATCCACCCCCTGGTTTAGTGCAAGTGATTGAACCTGTAGCTGGGGTGACAGGAGTACCGCTTACCGTGAAGGTAGCTTGAGTAGAGGAGGTAACTGTAAGTCTAAAAGTACCATTATACTCTGCTTGATCGGAACCAGCTATCAACACTTTATTATAGGTAGAATTCGTAACCAATCCATGTGAAGAGGAGAAGGTGATGGTAGCCGTGGAACCAGACCTAGTGATTGAAGAAACTGTACCTAATGAATATCCATTTATAAGTAGTCCATCTAATACTGTGATTAGCGAACCAGCAACATTAGTCATACCAGCGGGTGCGTTTGTGTCTGAAGATCTATAAACGTAAATGGTCATTCTTCTTCATCTCCATATGTAGTTATTTCAAAATCAAGGGAAGTAGGCTGGACTTCTTCCTCCACTTCCTCTACTTTTTCCACTTTAACAGAAGACGGAGAGCCGTAACTAACAATATTAAAGGTATGGCTTTCCTTTTGTTTTTCTTCTTTAAATAGTCCAAGATGTTTACCGAGGGTAGTGAGGGCAGTGATTCGGGCAGAGTGATTGGAGGAGCGATCTTCACGGATGGCTTCCTTCCATAGTTGCTGTAGGATTTTATTGGTGGTAAGGCCTTCTGCTTCAGCCTTTTCTTGAAGAGAAAGATTAATGTAGAATTGTACGTTTTCTCTGCGGGAGTAAGGATTATCTTCGGAGTATGATTTGAGTCCAGGCTTTACCTGTCTATATGCTTGAGCGTGGGATAGGGAGGAGAGATACGAGCGAACATACAACTTCTCCAAAGCATCTAGCCTTGGTGATTTAGCTTTGATGAGGGAGCCTTCCTCCTGTTCTCCATCGGAGAACTCAATATTAATATTATTTAATTCTTCATTCATTTAAATTCCTTCAATGCTCGCTGTAGGATCACATGGTATCTATGATCCAGATATTCTAGGAGATCTAGTAAGCTAACCTCCTCATCAGTCATCAGATCAAGTATGTATTCAATCTTTTCTTGTTTACTTCTTTCCAGCATTTTTGTTCCTTGGGAAAGAACGATTAACGCTCTTTGGTTGTACCCTTAAATTTGATTTACGATTATCATTGGCATTGGTGTTCTTATGATCAACATCCTTTCCATCACCTATTGCGCACTTTCCTTCTTTCATAAGGGCATAGCGAGCACGACCACGAGAGGCCCGCTTCTCCTTTTGTTCTTTAGTCCCTTGGTAGTTTGCGTATTCTTTTTTATAATCTCTTTGGTATGCCATTTATTTTCCTTTAGGCTCAAGTAGGGAAAGGATCGACAAGATCACAGATCTTAACAGATCCACTACATCTTTAGTCCATTTGTTTGTTTCTAGTTTAAGTAATATTAAATTTAATTTATATAAATAGTTCATAGTCTATAAGTCTCTATAGGTATTATCAGTTCTTCATTCAGTCCCTTCATTAACCTTATATTGATTATCTATAAGTACATATAGGACCTTTTCCTTTATTTCTTTTTATTCCTATAATCCTTTAGGGTTTTTATGGATTAGACATTTTAAAAGTCTAAAAGTTCCTAAAACTTAAATGACTAAGAGATCTATTAGATCTATATGGTGGAATTGTATTTGATATTTTTATTTTTTTCTCTTACCTCTCTTAGAATTCTCTGAATTCCTGGGCACACCGCCCCTGGTCTATAGAGAAAAAGAGAAAGAAAAATAAGGTTGTAGAGAAAGTAAGTACTACGGGTATATGGGATATAATGGTTCTGTTAGAAAATAAGTACTACGGGTATGTGGGATCGATACTATAGTCCCCATAGTCAGCAAGTACCCGTTCCTAACCAACCCCCCTAGTCCCACAGAATCTCACCATGTAATAATATTAATAAGTGCTGATGGACATGGTTAACCCTACATTATCTCATGGAATCTAGCAGATTGTCAATGGTTCTGGTTTGATCCACTATATATAGTAGCTCTATGGCACTGTATATACTAGATCTAGTGGGTATAGGGGATCAATCCCCTCACTCCTTATTATATATGTTCATACAAGCCTATTGACTTCTTACCTTTTCTTCGATAATCTGTAAGCACTGGATCGATTAACGAATCCAGTAGGTTCCACTAACCTTTAATAGTAGAGAATGAACAAGACTTGACAATCTTCAATAGATTCGATAGTCTGAATACAACGGAACTAGGAAGGTTCCCACAAACAGATCGATTAGCTTAGGGCTATATAACATTCGTTTTCTGAATGGAACTTGACAAAGATTTAGCCTCTTGATAATCTAGGATCGAAGCCGCTTAACTATGAGCAAGCCTAGCAAACTTGTTTCCACGGATATCATAGTTAACGAAGCCTGTGCACAGGTAATCTAAGCCCAACGGTGCTTAGTCAATGGACTGGTAGCTTAACTTATATCGCATGTGTGGCATTGCCACCCCGAATAAGTAAAAGTTAAAAAACCAAGTGACTACTTGAAAGAGTGAAGCCAGATAGCTTAATGACTTTCAAGGAAACCTTGCCTATTAACTTTGTTAAGTGAAAAAGATGTCGCATCGGGATAACGACTGACAACATGCCCGCAATACTTATAAGCATTCTTCGAGTGTTTATAATTATTATAACTAGATAAAGGTAAGCCAACATGAACAAAAAAGTAAAAAGTCCAGGTAAGACTAATAGACCAAATAAAAGAGCTATCCGCCTTTCTGCTAAACAAAGTCAATTAGTGGTTGATTCAATGATGAGAATCAAACAACAGTACGTAGAAGTTCACCCATGCTACCAGCACATTGATGGACGGCTCACAGGTACAATAAGGATAGAAGGTGAGAAGTATCATGTAACCCATATCCCCACTCGTGCTTATTGGGAGTTTGACTCAAGGATTAAGGTTGCTAAATGAATACCACTAAGCCTTGTCACGGGCAGGGCTTATTAGTATCCATTAGGATACTCTTTTATCTTTTCTCTAAAGCCGACAGGCAAGGTGTAGTCATGGAACAATCAAACAAGAAAGAGCAGTATTCACGTATTCTTGCAGAAGTGCAAAGAGTAGTAAAGTTTACAGGCACATTGCAAGAACATATCCATCAAAGAATCTTGATTCCTACTGTACTCTATTCATGGAATGAGAAAGATTCTAACAT